TTGCAAATTCAAATGAAAGTGGTAATGAAGAGACAGTAAAAGTAGTTATAGAAAAATGGACTCAAACTTGGAAGTATGATGACTACTATGATTTAAAAGCAACGGCAAGGAGAGTATACGAAGCATAATGTCAGAGAAGATATTAATAAAAGACTTACAAAAGTTAGATCCTGGTTCAGAACTAGTACAACTTTTTGAAATAGAATATGCAAAAAATACTTTTGTATACGCAATGTCAGGAGTAGATACAGATTTAACCAGCGTACAAATGAGAGACTATAGTAGTCCTGCTACTATTAGAACTTACACTGCTATACCAATGAAAGCAGATGGATTTGAAACAAAAAATGATGGAGCTCAACCAAAACCAACTATGTCAATAGCAAATGCAACAACAGCATTTAGTGGTGCAATAGCAACAACAGATTATGACTCTTTAGTTGGATTAAAAGTTATTCGAAGACTTACTCTTAAAAAATATTTGTATGGAGAAAGCGGAGATGCAAACCCTCCTGTAGAATATCCTAGACAAGTATGGTACGTAGATAGAATAAAATCAAGAAACAAGATACAAATAACATTAGAACTTGCTTCACCTTTTGATTTAAGTGGAATACAACTACCTGGACGTTCTATTGTTGCAAATAGATGTCCTTTTATGTATCAAGGAGCAAGTGACCATTTACCAGAATACAAAAAAGCACAGAGTGGATGTACTTGGAATGTAGATGGAAAGTATAGAGCACAATACGGTCAATATGCAGGTTCTACAGAATATACTGTACATGCAAATGTAGATGATGAATATGTAATACCTAGTACTACTACTTTTGCTACATATACTTCAGGAGCTATAACAGAAAATTCTTATTATAAAACACAAGTAGGAGCAACTAGATTTAATGCAAATGGAACAACTACAAGTGTTACAAAAGATGTATATTGGCAGGCAACAAAAACAACTAGTACTCCTGGAACACCAACATCTTCAAACAGTAATTTTAACCAAATTAGAATATATAGAACTTACAGCCACGGAACAGAATACTTTACATACTCAGACGATAGATTGAATGATTATGTATTATTCACAGATAATGTGGCTAGTAGCGAAACACACAATAAAACACTTTTATGGAAAGCTAGAAAACCCTCTCAAAATGTAAAACCAGATTTTGGATTATTTTGGGAGAGAGGAGATACTTGCAGTAAGAGTTTAGATGGATGTAAGATGAGATTTGGATTTAATCCAAAAAGTATTAATACTAATGCAACAGGAAGGGCAAAAACAAATTCAGCATCAACCTTACCCTTTGGAGGCTTCCCTGCAGCGAAGGCGTTTTCATAATGTTAGATGAGATATTTGCACATGCAAAATCAGCTGCTCCAGGAGAGTGTTGTGGACTTGTTATAGAAGATGATAATAAAGAAAAATATATTCCGAGTGAAAATCTCCACGAAGATATTTCACACTTTAAAATTGACCCAAAGTTGTTCATATATCATCAATTAAAATCAAAAATAAAATATGTTGTCCATAGTCACTATGACTCGGATTGTCGTCCAAGTCAGTTTGATATTGATAACTGTAACGCGGTAGGGATACCGTATATGATTGTATCCTACCCAGGAGAAGAGGTATTTATTTTAGAACCAAAATGAAAAGAAAAATAATATTATTAGGAAGAATGGGAGAGCTTTTTGGAAGAGAGCATCATCTTGTTTGTAAAAATGTACAAGAAGCTATGCATGCTATTGACCAGTTAAAAGGTGGTGTAAGAAAATATTTATTAGATTGTACTGATAAAGGTATATTATTTCACGTTGAAAGAGGAGAAGAGTTATTAAACTATGAAAATCTACACTCAGATTTAGGAGAAGATGATTTAATTATAACTCCTTTACCTCAAGGAGCAGGCTTTCTCTCAGATCTTTTCACTGCAATTGTAGGAATTGGACTAATATTACTAGGAGTATTTACTGCTGGAGCAACAACAGCTCTTGGAGTTGCACTTATAGTTGGGGGAGGACTACTTGCACTTAAAGGTATAGTAGATATGTTAACACCCGAAATTGGGCAAGATAATCAAGAAGACTCTAATTTATTTAAAGGGCCAATTAACAATGCTAAAGTAGGCATACCTGTGCCTCTTTGTTACGGAGAATTAGAAGTTGGTGGAGCCCCTATAAACTTTGGATTTACAGAAGGCAGATTTACTTCATATCCAGGATTTCGTTTTGGAAATAAAGACAGTTTTTATACAGGTGAGTATTCTGGAGGAACTGGCGGTGGTTCTGCTGGTGGCGGCGGCGGTGGCGGCGGTGTTGCTCGATATGTAAATAGTATGATTCAGGAGATGGAAAAATAAAATGGGTGTAAATAGAGGTTCAAAAAGACAGAGAGTAAGACATCAAACAGCTGTAGTATATGATGCAATATCAGAAGGACCAATTGAAGGATTAGTTCAAGGCCCTACTAGTATTATACTTGATGGAAACCCTGCCGCAACTATAGGTGTATCAAGTTACTATCAGCTTTTAAGAAGTCCAAAAGCTTCTTATAATGCATCTACAGGAGTAATAACTGATATTGATGGAAATATATTTGAAGATCTAACTATGTTGCAAGGTGCTCGATATGCCTCTGTACTTGCAGGTAAAAAACGAGCAACGGATGGTAAGACGAATCTGGGTTCAAGAATAGTTGAAACAGATTCTCCATTTTTTAATGGTAATGACATCCAACAAGCTAACGAGCCATTAAATCAATTTGTAAGAATAGCAGGCGCAGGAATAGATGGCACAGAATATGCAGGACAAATAGTACAATACATAAACTCCCAAGCAGTCAGAGTAGATTATGCTCCTGCAAAAACAGTCTCAAATGCAAATATTTCAATAGACTTAGTAGACACAATAAGTGCTATTTCAGGAAATACAGCAACTTTATCTAACGGAGGAGGAGTAACTACTACATCTACAGCGGTATTAGTATCTCCGCCTTCAACATCAGAATCAGGCCCTTCAAGATATAATTATAATAATTTTGGTTGGGCATTTAGAAGCGGGGAGAGAGACCAACCATATTTAGGAGCACCTCTTGGAGTTGGCAGCGCTTCTTCTGCACATAGTATAAATCAAAAATTAGACCAAACAGATTTAACAGGTATTGGTATGCCTACAAATACTCAATTAGGAATTGATACAGATATTTCTCCAAATAGAAATGCAGAGGCGGGTATAAGTAGAGTAGCTTCTACAGGCATGAACATTGCAGACCCTGGAGAAGTAGATTATATTCGAGTAACTATAAATCATCCACAAATGATTAGTAGAAAAGAAAATGGTACGATAGGCCCAGGATTTGCTGAGTATAGAATAGTATTCTCTTTTAAAACAGATGACAATGATAGTTTTTCAAATAATCAAAGAGTAGTATATGGAAGAACAACTTATCCCTCTAGCCCTAGTGCATATCACCCTAATACTGCTATTAAAAGTGGCAGTACAGGTATTGTTAGACAACAAACTGCATCACCTTTTAATACAACGTTTAGTTTTGATGTATCACAATACCAACCTTTTACTGACTACAAGATAGATATTCAAAGAGTATCTCCTGTAAATCAAAAAGAAAATAAATGGCAACAAACAAACCAATCAACTGTATCATCTATAGAAAATATAATTACAGATAAATTAACATATCCATATACAGCTTATGCAGCAGTAGTAGTAGATGCTGAAGACTTTGAAGATATTCCTGAAAGATCATATGAGGTAAGAGGAATAAAAGTAAAAGTTCCTACAAATTATTTTCCAAGAGATGAAATTCATGACTCATCAGGAGTACGTAGAACAACTGCTTCTTATACTAGAAATGTAACTACAGGAATAGATACAGGAAGTGAAGTAGATTGGGATGGTAATTTTAGAGGTGATAAAAATACCTTTACTGCAGCTAGTCCAAATTATCATACCGTTTATTCTAATAATCCTATTTGGGTATTTATGGATTTAATTACTAATCCGAGATATGGTCTTGGTAAATATGTAGACCCTGATTTTGATTTTACACAGATAGATAAATATACACTGTATAATTTGGCAAAATACTGTGATGAACTTGTACCAGATGGAAAAGGCGGAACAGAACCTAGATTTACAGCAAATTTATATATACAAAAAGGACAAGATGCATTACGATTATTAAAAGATTTATCAACAATGATTCGTGGTATGTTAATATGGCATAACGGACAACTAAGTTTAAATTCTAATAGAGAGAAAGGCCCGATTTATACTTTTAGTAAATCTAATGTACTTGAAGGAAAATTTGAATATTCAGGTAGTTCAAAAAGATTTAGAACTAATGAAATAAGAGTTACATGGAACGACCCTGAAAATAGATACAAACAAGCTGTAGAAATAGTCACAGATGATAATAATATAGCAGAAACAGGAAGAGTAACAGTAAAAGAAATAACTGCACTTGGTTGTACTTCACAAGGTCAAGCTCAGAGATTAGGAAAATGGCATTTATTAACAGAAAAACTAGAAAAAGAAATTGTATCATTTAAAACAGGTATTAATGGTGGAGCGCTTGTAGCAGGTGACGTTATACTTATACAAGATGCAGATGATACAGATGTACAATTTTCTGGAAGAATATCTACAGCAAAAGCTTCTACAACAACTGTAATAGAAACAGATAGAGCAATTTCTCTTAATGACGATGATAATTTTGATTTACATTTAATATACCCAGAAGGGGGAGCATATTTAGGACAACCACGAGCTACAATCAATTCTGTTGATTATGAAGTGGGCGATCTTATACTAGAACATGCAAACGGAACATCAATATCAACTCAAGCATCTGCATCACAATTAAAAGATGATGATGGTGCATTTGTACAAGTTATATGGTCAGAAGACCAAAGAATTGAAACAAAACCAATTTCAGATTTTAACTCATCTAATGTAACAGTATCTAGTGCTTTTAGTTCAGCACCTAATAGTGAAGTTATTTATGCTATTACAGGAAAGGAAGCTCAAGGAGATGATGTAACAGGAAGTGCAAAAGAGTATATAATTACTTCTGTAAAACAACAAACAACAAA